TCAAATGATGCCCGAGATGCCGGCGACCGCGAAATGGAACTGTTCTTCAAGGTCCGCTCGGATGGCCGCAAGGTTGGTCTCAACGGTCCATATGGCAAGCTCGGGAGCCGTTACAGCGTTCTGTTTGCTCCACACCTGATGATTGCTACGACGCTGACCGGTCAGCTAACATTGTTGATGCTGATCGAGCGCGCAGAACTTGCCGGCATCCGGATCGTGTCGGCAAACACTGATGGTGTCGTGATGAAGATCCCGCGCCACCTGTATGAAGGCATGAAGGGTGACCGGCCGGCAGGCGGGTTCCTCAAAGAACTCATCGAGTGGTGGGAGAACACGACAAGTTTCATCCTCGAAGGTGCCGAATACAAGGCGATCTATAATCGAGATGTCAATTTCTACCTGGCGATCAAGCCCGATGGCAAGGCCAAGCGTAAGGGATATATCGCGAACCACTGGCGGAACAAACTGAAGGAAGACGACCCGCTCCTGGCCGAGATCGAGCACGAGGGTTTGCGTAAATTCCTGATGAAGGATTCGCCCGAATACAGCCCCTCGTTCGAGCAGATGAAAAAGAACCCGAACATGACGGTGTGCGGAGATGCGATCCTGGCATTTCTGGTTGACGGCATTCCGATCGAGGATTTCATCCGGAATTACCCTGACGTGCGCGGGTTTGTCCGTGTCATCAAAGCCAAGGGCGGCGGCGACTGGAACGGTCAATATCTCGGCAAAACGGTTCGGTTCTATTGGGCGAAAGACGGCGCTCCGATCATGCGCGGCAAGCCGCACGCTAAGACAGGAAACCGAGCCAAGGTTTCGAGGTCAGATGGCTGTCGACCCATCATGACGCTGCCGGATGACCTGCTTGTGCCCGCGGACGTGGATCATGACCGGTACATTGAAGAAGCCTACGACATTCTCAGGAACATGGGATGGGGAAAGCGAGAAACAGCGCTCGATCTCTATCTTTCGTCGTTTACAAAATCAACTAATTGTGGATAATCCGCACATGACTTACATCCACACAACGCCATGGGCGGTCTATAATGAAATTGACGAATACGCCGCCGATTGGCTCGAAAACCTTATTGCCGCTGGACTTATTGCAAACGGCATTGTCGATCGACGTAGCATCGTCGATGTGCGACCGGATGACTATCGAGGATTTCGACAAGTTCATCTATTCGCTGGCATCGGAGTTTGGAGTTACGCCTTCCGTCGCGCTGGCGTCTCGGATGATACTGCGCTTTGGTCCCTCTCGTGCCCCTGCCAACCTTTCAGCGCGGCAGGCAAAGGAGCAGGGGTGGATGACGAGCGGCACTTATGGCCTCACGCCCACCACCTCATCCGAGAGCGCCGCCCTGCAAAAATCTATGGCGAGCAGGTTGCAAGCAAGGACGGACTTGCTTGGCTCGATATTGTACAAACTGACATGGAAGGAACGGGCTACGCCTTTGGGGCGGTTGATACCTGCAGTGCGAGCGTCGGCGCACCGCACATCCGCCAGCGGCTCCGATTCCACGCCTACGATCTTCGATCTTCCGCAAGCAGGGTTTCCTTCCCCGAGAGCCTCGGATGCCAGCCGTGGAGCGGATTTGAAGCGAAGGGATCACGACTCTCACAATTCGGATTTGGTGACGGTGAGTTCGCTCGCCGGCTGGCCGACTGCGACAGTCACGAACCACGGCAAGGGGGAAACGCCGGAAACGCGCAAGGCGAAGGGGTTTGGTCTCAATTTGGCGGACGCAGTCAGCCTGTCGGGATGGACAACGACGACGACGAGGGACTGGAAGGATTCGGGAGCGGACATCAAGCCTCGATCCGACACGGGCAAGGACCGGTTCGACCAGCTTCCGAGACAAGCGAATTTGGCGGGTTGGCAGACACCGACGACCGACAACTTCAGGTCTCGCGGCGGGGATCGCAAAGACGAAATGGGTCCGCAACAACTGATGCAGAATTTGTCGGAACCGGCCCGACTAACGGTTTCTGGCGAGATGCTGATTGGCTCTTTTGCCGGGATGGAAAGTGGCGGCCAGTTGAACCCAGCGCACAGCAGATGGTTGATGGGTCTACCAGAAGCATGGGACCGTTGCGCGCCGAAGACATCGGGAAAGTCGAAGAAGCTGTCGAGCAGTGGGCGCAGCGACATCAAGCCAACCCTACCGAAGCCGTGCGAAACCTGTGGGACATTGTTTCAGAGGAAGAGGTTCGACTCAGGCCGGATGGAGGATTTGACAGCGTTCGAGAAGCGCCGTTTCTGCTCGCTTTCCTGCGCCAACTCTCAGACCAAGGGTGGAAATTCCCGATCGGCGATGAACGTGCAAGCTCGGAAGCATCTCGGAATGTGCTGCGAGTTTTGCGGTTCACCGAGCAGCCTAGTTATACATCACGTGGACGAGGATTGGACGAACAACAATCTGGAGAACCTGCAAACCCTCTGCGATTCCTGTCACAAATCCTGGCATATCACACAGAGGTATGCTGGCGTGACACCGGCTGGCAGGATGTCGGTTCATTTCCCCTCGCACATAACGTGCAAAACCGTGTCGGACGACTGCGCGCCTACGGTAACGCGGTCGACGCGGAAGCCACGAGGGAGTTCATCGAAGCCACGCTCGAACACGAAACGCTCGATCTCGAAGCCGCTGCAACTCTATTTGAAGACGTTCTCGGATAATCAACTGTTTGGGGAATAAGCAATGAAATGGGATGAATATCTGCTAGGATTTGCCGAACACGCTGCAAAAAAGAGCCGTGATAGCACACAAGTCGGCGCTGTTCTCGTCGGGCCTAATCGTGAGGTACGGCTGAGCGGCTTCAATGGCCCGCCGATCGGCGTCCACGAGACTGGCGAGCGGCGAGAACGTCCTACGAAATATCTCTTTGCGAGTCATGCCGAAGCTAACGTTCTCGCGTTCGCGGCGCGTGCCGGCATTCAGACGGAGGGGTGCAGCCTCTATGTGACGCACCCACCGTGGGCCGCGTGCACCCGCACCATCATTCAAGCCGGCATCAAATGCGTGGCCATCGGGAGCGGCCTTCTGAGCGCTGCGGGCGGTTGGGAAGCAGACATTCTCGCCTCGCGGGAAATGTTCTCGGAAGCAGGCGTCAAGGTGAAGACGCTTGGCTGAGATACCTCACGTCCAGAACCCTGTGATCGCTTATGCGAAATCGACTGGTTGGTTCGTCCGTCGAGTGCAGTGGATCGGGCGAGTAGGGGCACCCGACGCAATATTCTCCAAGAAAGGTGCACCGACAATCTGGATCGAGTTCAAGGATGAAGATTCGGACACCACCCTCATGCAGGACCGTGAACATGCCCGAATGCTTCGAGCCGGGATGCTGGTCTTCGTCGTGAGCAACGCGGCTCTCGGCAAAGTTCTGTTGGACCGATATGATCCAGACGCCATTTGAACTCTACACACAGTCCTTTGTCGCGATACCAGTTGTCCGGAAATTCGAGACAACGGCCGTCCTCGATCTCTATCTTCGCTCGTTTGGCCTGATCGAAACGCCTTCCATTTTGGAAGTAGTTGCCGATATCGGTAAGCCGATAACGGGCTTGCGCCCAGAGTCAATGCTGCGATCGTACCAGCGGTATCTGGCCGATGAGATCGAGCAGCGCGAGTACCTTCTTGGCGCGGCCGAGATGAGCTTAGGCAAGACCGGTGCAACGCTGACCGGAGTGCGCCGTTTGCTGCGCAAGAACACGAACTGGCGGTGCCTGGTTGTCGCACCACTAAAGGTCGCAGAGGAAACCTGGCCCACGGAAGTCGGCGAGTGGGAACACCTGCAGGACATGACCTACACCGTGGTCGTCGGTGATGCCGCGCAGCGTAACGCCGCACTGGCTGTAGACGCCGACCTGACGATCATTAATCGGGAGAACCTGCAATGGCTGTGGGAAACGATCGGCGGCGATGCCGGCTGGCGCTGGCAAATCCTCGTCTATGACGAATCTAGCCGATTGAAGGGTTTCACCTTCCGCACGCCAAGCAAAAAGAAAGACCCAAAGACCGGTGAGAAAATTCGCGTCAAACCGAACCTGACGGAATTCGGTGTGCTTGCGCAAGCCCGCAAAAAGATGGAGCGCGTGATCGAGCTAAGCGGGACGCCATCGCCCAACGGAGTTCATGACCTTGGAGGGCAGGCGTACCTGATGGATCAGGGTGAGCGCCTCGGCATCAACAAGACCCGTTTCGAGAACAAATTCTTCGACAAAAACCCGTTCTCAAAAAAGATAACGCCGAAGGAGGGCGCGAAGGACAAGATCATGGGGCTGATGAAAGACGTGATGATCAGCCTGCGCTCTCAGGATTACATCGACCTGCCGCCACAGATTTTCAATCCGCGCTTCGTCACGCTGGCGCCGAAGCACATGAAGCAGTACCGGGATTTTGAAAAGACGCTGGTCGCCGAAAGCTACGACGTGGAAGCGGTCTCCCGCGGCGTATTGACAAACAAACTGCTCCAATTCGCCAACGGTTCACTCTACCGCACCGATGAGGATGTCTACCCGCCCGTGCGCGAGACGGTCCACGTGCATGATGCGAAAATCAAGGAGCTTGAAAGCATCGTCGAAGAGTCTGCCGGTCAGAACATCCTGGTGGCATACAGCTTCAAGTTCGACAAAGAGCGGATCCGCAAAAAGTTTCCCAAGGCTGTTTTCTTCGACGAAGAACCGAATTTCGTCAAGAAGTGGAACGCCGGCAAGATTCAGATGGGTGTCTCACATCCGGCATCAATGGCGCATGGTCTGAACCTGCAGTACGGCGGCTTCATTCAGGTCTGGTACGGGCTCACCTGGTCGCTCGAACTGTGGGACCAGTTCAATAGGCGTTTGGCGCGTCCCGGCCAGCCGCATCCCTCTGTTTTCATTCACGTCATCATGGCGAAAAACACCATGGATGAGGTGCAATATGAGACCTTGCGGACGAAAGGCATCACACACGACGAGATTATGGATGCAGTTAGAATTAGATTAAAAGTTTAGATATTAACCAGCATTTACAACCATTTAGTTGTCTGCGGGACTATTTGTTGACTTTCTCCTACGGAGCGCTCATTTATCAACCAATTCTTGATTAATGAGGTCGCAGCGAATGATAGTCATCACTGGTAAGACGAATTCCTCCCCGAAACAGGCGGTTATCCGTCACAAAGACTTCGCAAAACGCCTGGCGGTTGCTTGCGAAAACTCGCCGCAGGCGCCGGCTGGTCACGGTCGCCAGATTTGGCTGAAGAACCAACTCGAAGCGCAATTCAATGAACCCGTCAGCAGAGAAGCGGTGCGCAAGTGGTTTGCCGGTGAGGCCAAACCTAAGCCCCAGATGATGTCGCTCGTAGCTCGCGCTCTCGGTGTCGACGAAGCATGGCTGTCAATCGGCTCCACGCCCAACATTACGGTCAGCGAAAAGAAGTTGCGCAACATCCTTGCGAGCGGTGCCGCCAACATGGTGGCCGCGCAGATCCAACTGGCGGGCGGGTCCGTAGCTTTCCCTGAAGACGAAAGTGTCGGGGTCGACCTGGATACGATCGTGAAGGGTAGGAGAAAGACTGTGGCTGCTCGCCCCGGTGTCGCATCCGGTGCCTTCAGAGTTTCGCTGCCGTTGAAGGTCGGTGCTGCGATCATTGTAGTGCCGACCGACACGCCTACCGTCTATCGGTTCTTCAACGTACCGTCCTCGATCATGGAGAGTGAGGGTAAGGTCCGCGGAGAGTATATGGAGATTGCGTGCGAGTTCGTCGCTGACCGTCTCATCGCCGGAAGCCACGAGGTTCCAGAGATCGTAAACTTCACCGAAATCGATGGAGTCGTCCAGTCCCACAAAGCAAAGAAGTAATGTTGGAATCCTGTTGGAACTTTCGGAAGAAATTGAAAATTCGTCAATGATTTCAATATTCCGTGGTTTCCTCCGGGCCCACCATTTTTTCGTCTTAAATGTCGATATTTAGAAGTGCTTCTCTCTAACGAATGATGGACGCATCAAATCAGAGGTTATAGGGTTCAGAGGTAAATAATAGTAGGAGCCCGCTGGCTAGTTCACTAGCAGCCGTAATACGCCTTTATTTTTCTCGGGGTGTGAGGGCTTTGACAAATTCCGGCAGTAACTCGATCCATTGCAGCAACTGGTAGATTTTCACGCGGAATGAATATGCCTAGCTCGACACCGTTATCGAGTGTAGTGGATTTTTCCAGCCGCGCGTTTCTGTACATAATCCACGATTGATGTTTTACCCACGGGTGGTCGCCTGCTTGAAGAAGGCATGTTTCATCACAAAGACTATTCGTCCATGTCGTGATTGAAAGAATAAGTTGCAGCCCTTGTGCGCACGGATCCGTGCAAACAATGTGTAGATGCTTGAGACTCGGGTTGTGACTCGGTCCAGATGGAATAAGTAACGTTCCGGCTCGCGCGACCAATCAATGAATCCTTGCGGCCTCAAATGCCAAGTCTATAGATTTAAGTGTTTTTGAGGTTTCTACAAAATCGTCCGCATTTTCGACGCCGACGGCGTTTAGAATTCGCTGCAATGGTATAACAGTAGAACCCCCGTTGGGGTCTTCCCATTCGGGCACATTCCGAGGGTCGTGAGTCCAGTCGCGCAGCTGCCACTGGTCCATTTTGCCAAATTCAGCCCAGACCGCATCAACGCATTCTAGGTCTGCGTCACTCAACTCGTCCAAATCGCTAAGATTGATATCTTTGTTTGCCAGAGCCATATTATGCCCGGCGCGATCTTCTAGAAACTCTGCCCATCCGCATTCCTCCAACTCGTATTCGCCGTTAATATGGCTGTACGTTGCAGAGTTTACCGGGCCGTGAGGCATTGATACACGAGCTTCGTCGAGGATGGGGAAACCGTATCGTTTTACGCTTTCTCTATCTACAAGATACACGAGCTTGACCGCCTTCAAGACGTTCAGAGATTGCTCTCCTGTCTTAAGGATAAGTGACGCAATCAACTGCGCTGCTTTTCGTGGCTCGTAGCTCATGGCTTCCTAATCGCAAAAAGCGACTCGTTTTAACTTTGGTATATTCCAACCAAATTAAAACGCAAGATTGCGTCGTTATTATGAGGATAAGCCGTAAAAGAACCACTCTATCAGAGGTGAGGCAAAAAAATCCGACCAGCCTTCGACTGATCGGATCATCACGTGCGAATTTTCAGCTATGCGGTCAGTTGCAGACCCGCATGCTCTCTGTATGCCAGCCGCCATCATAGGAATTGGGAACGCGGCGGTCTTCGAACCAGCAGCGCGGGCGGGGCGGCGGTGGCGGCTCGTAGTAGCGGGGGCCGTTATTGCTGTTGGCGATGGCGCCGCCGATCAGGCCGCCGATGACGCCTGCGGCGAGGCCGCCGGCAATCGCAGCACCGTCATTGTGGCGGCGATGTTCGCGGTAGGGCGGCGGGGGTGGGCCGCCACGGTCGTAACCACGGTCATAGCGCGGACGATAGGGATAGTCCTGAGCCGAGGCTGTGCCGTAGGATGCGAAGACGCTGCCGGTGGCGACCAGCGCGGCAATGGTGGAAAGAATTATCTTTTTCATCGAGGGCTACTCCATAAGCCTGCCTTGGGAGATAGAGGCTCATTATGCCCGCATGATGGCATGGGCCTGCTGAACGGTCCGTGAATGTTTCATTTCTGCGGGGTTCATATTTTTCGTCCCGCTAAAATCAAAATGTCTGAAACAATACGAGCTTCCAGGCGTGAAAAAGCCCGGCGGATCGCCGGGCTTTTGGGGATGATATTGCTTGGTCGGGATCAGAATTTCACGCCGAGACCCACCTTGACGGTATGCTGGTCGAAATCGGTGTTGACGCCGAAGATGTCCTTGTCGCCATAGTCATTGTAGCGATATTCCAGCCTGCCGAACACATTGTCGGTGAAGGCATAGTCCAGACCCGCGCCGACCGTATAGCCGTTGAACGTGGTGCTGTCCTTGCCGGCGCCGGGCGTTTCGATGAAACCGCGCGTGGCTGTCCAGCCGGCGGTACCATAGAGCAGGGCACGGTCGAAAGCATAACCGACGCGGCCGCGAACGGAGCCCTGCCAGTCGGTGCCGATCTGCACGCCGGCATAGTCATTGTCGTTCCAGTTATAATCGACGTCACCCTCGATACCGAGGACCAGATTATTGTCGAACTGGTAATTGTAACCGGCAAAGGCGCCCAGAACGCCGCCATCGAAACTATCCGACGCGACGGGGCCGCCCGCCGAAAAATCGCCATTCGCCCAGCCTGCGCCGCCCTGGATACCAAGATAGGGACCAGACCAGGTGAAGACCGGCAGGGTTTCCTGCGCGACCGGAGGCGCCGGATTTTCGTAGACGGCATCCGCAGCCATTGCGGTGCTGGCCGAAAGGGCCAAGAGTGACGTTACGATCAGCGTTTTCATTGTGTTTCTCCCTGAACTGATTGACCTTCATAGCATATATTAGGTGCATTTAATATGGGTTGGGGTTCAGCGGTTCCAAGAGGTGTCCTGTCCTCGTTGAATGCCGGCCAATCCCACCGTGATCGCGGCGTTTTTTATCGCCCCGCCATGGTGTTCTGATGCGGCGAACGTGTTGAGCGGTGTTTGGTTCCCTTTGCGGTTTCGCCGAATATCCGGCTGCGCAGTGAGTTGGTGTCACGCTTGGTTGTCTTGACACCGGGGGGAGCACCCATAGAGTTGTGGCTGACGGCTGCGATGCCGGTGCTTCGCGCCATATGCTAGAGGCTTGAGCCGCCGTCGAGATAATACCCCAACGACCGCCTCGCGCGGCCGTTTGTGGCTGGAAGGGCAGGGGAGGGCAGAAACGTATGGAGCTTTATTTTAGCGGA